CGATGATCAACCCAACTCCCCGTTCAGGGAGCTGTGTCGCACCAGCGCAGCCGACATCAGGACCGGCGTCCACAATTCTGAGTAATCCCATCCCTTCACTTCAATCTCATGATCCTTCAATTCCTCATGGTCTGAACCCGTACGCTGCTTTGCAGGACGTGTCAGACGAGGTACAATTGGGACATAGAGAGAGTGGTAAGGTTGGTAAGTCTCGGAAGGGCAAGAATCTTGGCACGATGGTAGAGTGTCTCCCAGTACAGTGTTCACGTACTGATGAGGACAAGCTCTCCGCCGCACTATCTCCCCTCCTCGCGTATCTTCAGATTTATGGTTTCGATCCTTCCAGATTCCGTTCTTCTTCTACACTCGCTCACTGGCAACTATGCTCAGCCTCATGCGGGTGGATGAAATTTTTGAAGTATAAATTCGCAGCATTCTTCTCTCACCATCTTGGCGGCGCCCTTCCGGCGTGCCCCTTCGATGTGCCTGATCACCCTAGTGACCTGCTTGGCAGCACTGGTGGTCGGTTCATTCGTCGAGTGATGAGGTCCCCTGAAGCGTTTGAGTTCGCTCTTGGGATTTTGTATATCAAGAAGGCTATGCCTCGTGCAGACGAGGCTGACCTTAAGAAGGCTTGTCTTGATACAAAGAAGATTCTCACTACTCTACATCCTGTCCCTGTCTCCAAGGTTCCCTACCGCGATCGCGTAGTGCAGCTCCTCGACGTTAAAGAGCAAGTCCGTAGGACTTGTGTCGAGATTTGCCGCGCGACTCCTGGAAAGGTGAAGCCTCGGATAGACGAGAAGGTTCTTCATAAGCCTCAGGCCCCATCCATTAAAGCCAACTACACTTCTTCTCGAGCACGTCTCGGCACCTTTGGTGACCTCCGTAAGGATGGTTATCTAGGGGTCGATCAGTACGATGCAGATGAGGTGGAGGAGGACGGTTCAATCCTTGCGGACCCGTCCCGTGGTGTTCTGGAGTATGCTGATGCTGTGGAGATTGAGAGTGAATGTAAGGAGAGTGGGGGAGGTGGTTCGGGGGAGGAGGAGTCCCGTGTGTGTGAAAGTGAATTTGTTCCACTTGTCATCTCGAAGAGGTGGCGTGCAGGGTTTCAGACCTGGTACGACACTGTCTACGAGCGAGTGAGAGCGGAAGAAAAGGAGCAGAAGTTTGATGTAAAGCTTGTCGCATTGGCCGAGGCCCTCAAGATTAGGGTCATCTCTAAGGGCCCAGCGTACAAGTACTTCTTGCTCAAGCCTGTCCAGAAGTTCCTCAGCCGATTGCTCGGGAGGTTCGAAATGTTCAGGCTCACCCGGCAGACGGTGACAGCGGAGTTCCTCACTGAGAAATTCAGTGAGTGTGAGGGTTTGTTTCATTCTTTGGACTACAAGAGTGCGACAGATCTTCTTAATCCGTCTTTGTCACTTGAAGCGGTTGATTCTCTTGCCCAAGAGCTTGACATGCCCCCTGATATACACGAAGCGTTCCGTATGGCCCTTACAGGTCACACGATTGACGGTGTTATTCAGCAGTGGGGCCAGCTCATGGGAAGTGTGGTTTCTTTTGTGATATTGTGCATTGTGAATGCCGCGGTCATTCGCTTCAGCTTTGAGCTGTCGAGTGGCCGGCGCGTTTCTTTGCGCGAATGTCCTGCAGTCGTCAATGGTGATGACGGATTAGTCCGTGCCCCGCTTTCGTTCCTTTCCATCTGGGAGGACGTAGCGGCGGTTGCTGGCCTTCAACCCTCAGCGGGCAAGGTCTACACTCACCCTACTTATGCAAACATTAACTCCACATCTTTCGAGTTTCGAAACGGCGGCTTTCATTTGCTACCGTATGTGAACATGGGTCTTGTCTTTGGCATGCAGCGTGCCTCGCCGGTTTCATCACTGGCTGAGGTAGCGCTTGACACCTTGGACCCCCGTGCCACTTCGATTGGATCTCGGCATCATGCCTTGATCAACAGTTGCCCAGCCCACTTGCAGGAGGCTGTGCACCGCGTGTTCCTTCAAAAGAACCGCCCTGTTCTCGATCTGCTTCAAGAGATCCCCTGGTATGTCCCTGAGTCTTGTGGTGGTGTTGGTCTGAAGGTCATCGAGAAGGTTGAGTTTACTCCCAACCCGATGGACCCCAGCACCCCTGATCTGTCTTTAATGAAGGTCACACAGTTATACGGTCCCACTGACGTAGAACTCCGAGCAATGACTTGGCTCTTGGATCATCCCTCCTCCCGGTTTGTCAGACGACTCCCTACTGAGGCACCTATTCAGGTGCGCTCTGTCTGGACAAAACTTCTTCCCTATAAGAATTCACCTCACAATCCACGGGCTACGGCGTATGAAATGAGTGAGGATGACATCGGCCTTATGGATGTCTCCACTTACTATACCGTACCTTCTCTCGTTGCTTCTCAGATCGCCAATCCTTCCTTAACGATCTTGAAGAGTAACAGGTCCGCTTGGCGGAAACTTCGTGCCAGATTCAGTCGGTGTGTTAGACCTTAACGGGCATCATCTGATAGTCTTCTGTGCTGGAGCGACCCTGTCCGACTTCCTGCTTTTCCTGCGCTTAATTGCGTCCGCGCCCTATCGGCGTTCTGACTCGTGAGTACACGGTCCGGTAACAGGTTCTGTTCAACAGTTCTTCAGTCTCTTTTCTTTCTCGGTTCTTATGGGTTTAGACCTAAAGTAATCGGGTGGTGGTCTCACGCATCTCTCTTGCAGAGCTCTGTTGAGTTGAGCCCTGGGGTTGTGTGCTTTCGCATGTCTCTATCGGAGCATGTGGTGTGGTGCACAACTACCAAAC